ATTAGGTAAACTACGTTTTTTAGCTACTTCTTGCCATTTAGCTTTAACGTAATTTACATCAGCTGGGTTTGTGATTTTAAGGAAATCTTTAATATATTCATCAGCTACCTCATTATAAGGGCGTCTCCATTTTTTAGCTTTAAGATATAAACCTTGAACGTTTGATTCGATTTCTTTAGGTAGAGTAACATATGCTACTAAATCACTTCCTCCTTTTTGAATTAATTTTCTTAATTCTTGGTCAGAAGCCATTCCTTTACCAGGTTTAACATTTTTACCACCTTGGGTTTGATGTTCAATTTCATGTCGAATAGTAGAAATTAGATCCATATAAACTTCTTCCCAAATTTGAGGGATAGAATCTTTTGGAATTTCATATTTAACTCCTACTTCACCATCTGATCTTGAATAGCCATTGTGTTTATAAGGACCATCTACAAATCGACCTAATGCTTTAAATGTAAATGTTAAATCAGTTGGGTATTCTTCAGGCGTGATTTCACCCATAAAATATCCGTAGCTTGCTCCATCTTTAAAATCGCTTTTCCAAGAATTGAGGGCTATTGAAGCTAGTTGTCTTGAAATGCTATCGTAACGGCCTTCATTTAATGATTCTTCTAAACCTTGAGCTAATTCACGGGCATATTGATTTAAACCAAATGGGTCTTTTTTCTTTTTTTCTTGTAAAGTGGTTAGGTCTATAGGTATATCTCCTTTTAACCATAAATCTTCCCCTTCATAGTTATCCATATTTATTAAATCCTCAATAGAATCAGGATCATACATAAACCAATTTATATATTTTTCAAGATTTTGGGGTTCAATTTTAAATTTTACTTGAAACTTATTTTTCTTCTCGTATTCTCCAGGTTTGTTTATTGTTATATTTGGATAACTATATGTAGGGTTATCTTTAAAATATTCAAGGGTTTGGTATGGATATAAAGGAGCATTTAAATATCCTATAAACCCATTTGGATATTTCAATTTTAACTTATTAATTAATTCTTTTTTAAGACTAGGTAATTTTGCTTTTTTAGCTTTTACCTCTCTTTCTAGTTTATCATTTATTTCATAAGGTATACCTTTAGATTCTAAAAACTCTACCATTTTTTTAACAGCAGATTTTTGTAAAGTATTCATTAATATAACCCCTTTTAAATAAGGTAAGATAGGAATTGAAGAATCATTAGTATAGACTACAGTTTCTTCATATGGGTCTCCATAAGATATAACTTTATAATCTTTAGACAGTTTAGATTTATCTACAACTAAAATACATTGATTACTAGTTTCTTCATCTGCAAATCTTTCGTTTTCAACTGTAAAAAACACTACATTTTTATAGTCAGGGAGATCTCTAGATTCGTCATACTCAAAAAATTGATTTGATTTATTGCTTTTTAATTTATTAGACTCAATTATTTTTTTACATGCTGAGTAAGAAGTCCAATGGTATATATGGTTTGAATTTTTAGTTAAAGATTCATTTAAACTATCAGTCCAATTTCTAAATGTCATTGTACCATTTAAATTGGCTTCTTTTTCAATATCATTTAGTCTATCATCCTCTTGAGTGTTTGTAGTATAGATATCACCTAAACGACCATCTAGGTTTTGTTCGTGGTGAACCATTTCGTGTGAGAATGAACGTACAATATCTTTAGGATGACGACCTTCAGTATACAATACAATTGTTTTTGTATTTGGATCGTAATATGCTGTTTTGCCAAAGAAATTTCTAGCGTTTTCTGAATCGCCGTGTTTAAATACTACTTTGGGGAGTGGTAAGATATTCCAACCATCCTCAATCATATATTTTGTTAATTCTTTGATGTGTTCTTTGTAGTCAATATCTGAAGAATATGAAGCATTTTCATTTAGTTTAGGTAAGATAATTCTAGTTTCTTGACCTTCATGTACTACTTTAATTCCCGGAACTTCTCTCTGAAAGAATTTAATGTTTAATTTGTCTCTTTGACTATCAGCTTTAGTATTATTTTTACCTTTAGTAGCTTCCCATTTTACAACTTCAAGATTAGGATTACTTACGTAATACTCTTTAATAATTTCAGTTACTGTAGAAATAATTTTAAAAGGTTCACCATCATTAGTAGGATCAATCCATGATTTTTTACCATCCTTAATAGCCCCATACTCAACCATTACCTCGGTTTTAGGGTAATTAACTAAATCTACTAAATATTCTGTTCCTTGATTTGTTGTAAAAGTATATCTTGTAGTATTATTTTCATTTTCTACAAACAAAGTTTTAAATTCATAAGGTTCTAACCTTTCATTTAAAAATGCTGTAGGGACTACTAAACCATGTAATTTAATTGCTTTTAATAGAATTAAAACTAATGAACCTGCTGGTAGGGTAAATATTGCATTACCTAATACTGCTTTTAGAGCATCTTTTAATTGTAATTTAATAAATGCTTTATCATCATCTGTTAAATTAACTTCACCTTTAGCTGCTTTAACCAATATTATAAGTGCTTTTTTAGCATCCCCACCTTGTTGTTTAACTTTAGCTATTAAATCTTTAAATTTAGCTTTAATTTCAGAAGTAGAAGGGATTAATGCTTCATTTACCATAGGTTTAACTATATTGTAAACTTCTTCTTTTTCTTCATCTGAGAGTTCAGTGGGTAAATATTTAATAAAATCTTCATATGAAACTTTAGCTGCTTTACGAGCATTAGTGCCACTCATACCTTGATCTGGGGTTTGGATAATTTTAATTTTCATGTTTGGATATTTATCCTCAATCCCTTTAGTACGAGACTCAATATCCTTTGTATCATCTTCTCTTCCTTCTCGACCTCCTATTACAAAATAAACTGTATCTTGAGGATTATTTTTTCCTAAACGAACAACATCACCAATTGGGGTTTTAGAGGGTTCAATTTTAACCTTCATTGGGAGATATGTTTGGTAAATTTCCCAAATTAAAACAGCTTCAGCTTGAGTAATACCATCACGCTCACCACCTCCCACATAAATTATAAATTCGTCAATATTTGGAAGTTTACTTAAAGCGCGGCTTACTACTTCAAAATGACCTGCTGTGGGTGGTTTGAACCCACCTCCGTATGCTGCAATTGTTTTAGCCATTTATAAATGATGTTATTTTGGATTGTGCCTCTTCTTTAGACACTGAATTATCAATAATATTTTTTACTTTATTTGAGTTAAGGAAATCTTGGATTTCTTTATTTAACTCTTCAGATTGTTTTTTAGATCTAGCTATTTCTTTATCAGTTTTAGGTTTAGCGTCTGTGGGTTTAAATGGGTCAATGTATTTTTTAAGAATTTGTTCTACATCTTTCATTGTTTCATCTTTACCTAAATTTGAAACAGATACAAAATTATTACCAAACATTTGTTGATAAGTTTCAAAATTTTTAGCTACATCAATCCAAGTTCTGTATACAGCGCTAGGCATTAAACTTCTATCTTGACCACCACTTTTCTCGAAGCGTCTTTCATTGCGTTTTAAAGACGTTTCAAGATGCGTGTAAACGTATAACATCATAATATCATAACCAGCTTCTTTTAATTGGTCAACAAGTAATTGAGTTTGTTTTGATGATGCTGCTGTACCATCTAAAATGAATGAGTCTTTATTAGCAATTGCTGTTGGGATTTGTTCATCTTTAAGTTTTTTAGTTGCTGCAGCCATTGCCTTCATAAAGGCACTTCTGTTTTCAGCATCTGTATCTTTTTGGTTTAATGAAAATTTTTCAACTTTTGCTAAAGCTAAAATAGTATCATCTAAATTGAACACTTTTAATCCCGATAAATCCAAATCACCCAAGATAGAACCCTTACCAGCACCAGGAGCGCCAGCAAGGATTATAGCTTTTGGGTTACCTTGAACTTCCTTTAAAAGTCGTGTCAGTGAAATCATCAATGTGTTTTAGTATAAATATCACAACTTTCGTTTCACTTGCGTTTTAAATTGGGTAAAAATAGGTTTGTGTTGTGGGTTTTCTAAATCAAACAGTTTTTTGACGGTTTTAAAGATATCAAGATTTTCTTCTTGTGAACGAGATGACTCATACATTTCCCATCCTTTACCTTGCATTTTACCACTTGCACCCTTACGTTTGTTAGATTTTAACCAAAGAATACCATAACGGTTTGCTTCTTTACCATAACATTCTTTATACATTTGACCATAAACGGCTGCCTGTAAATCGTAAGTTGTCTGTAAGTTATTGGACGTTTTAAAGTCTATAATCCAAAGTTCACCGTCAATTTCACAAACCATATCACAAGTACCTGCTACTTTCAATTCATCTGAAAATAGGTGTACTTCAGTTTCGATTAGGGTAGGATTATATTCTTCCCACCATTCAACAAAACGTAAGAACATTTGCCAAACATCAGGATGATACATTGGACGACCATGAGGACCTAAGAAATTTAATTCTTCCCCGTTTAAATACGCTTCAATCATTTCATGGACTTGCGTACCTTCTTCCCCTGCTTTTTTAACAATATATTCAGCAGAATAACCTACTTTTTTTAGCCAGTCTTCAAAATACTTACCTTTAGGATAAGTTCCTAAAACATAAGTTACTGAGGGGTAATATTCGCCGTTTCGTCTATAATAGCGCGAATCGGGCATTGTAATCTGTTTTGCATCTTCAGAAATTTCTAAGATACGGTCGTAAGACTTTTTAATGTTTCTCTTACTCATAATAGTTGTAGCTTCCTTTCCATCAATCCATATTGATCTAGAGGAAACGTATTTTGAATTAACTTAGTGAAATTTTCAAATCCCATTTCACTCGGGTCTTTCCCTTCAAGATTTACTAAATAAACCTCTTTTCCTTCATTCATAAAATATTCCGCGAATTTAAGGGACTGTTTCATGGCATCCAAGTCTAAGGCAATATAAATTTTTTCTACAGCAGAAGTAACAATTTTTTTCATTAGGTTTTGTTGTATATTCTTGCCTAGTAACGGGATAGCATTTCTTTTAATGGCTATGGCATCAAATGGTCCTTCGCATAATATAAGCGGTATACTCCAGTTTATAAACAATTCAAATGGTACAATGTCGCGTGATGTTTCTGGGTTGCGGTACTTAACAAATGGTTCTTTTTCAAATGAACGACCTGTAAAATAATTTAATTTTCCTGTTTCATCATATGAGGGAATAATAACCATTTTAGTATATCTGCCTGATTCACAGTAACCAATATTATATTTTTCAATATCATCTTTTGTAATACCTCTATTTTTAAGATAAGCAAAAGCATGACGTGCTACAATATCGCGACTACCTATGATTGGTTTGAATTCTTCTGGGAGTTTAAGTTCTGTAGTATTAGTTGCTTGTTTGTATTCAACTTCTGAACCTATAAGTTTAGTTAACTCTTCAAATTTTTCAGATGATGCTCCTACTTTTTTAAAGATTTGAGATACACGACTACCTTTCTTATCACAAGCCCAACAGTGCCAAGGGTTATATCCTTTTTTATGCTGGGTGAAATTGACTTCTAGTTTAGGTTTATGGTGATTGCAGTAAGGACAGTGATAAGCTTTATTGCCTCTTGCTGTTCTTTTTCCTGCTCCTAAGACAGAATCAACTAAGTTAACAAGTAGTTCATTTACCATAGATAGGAATATACGAAACGGACTTTAAATATCAAAGTCTTTGGTAAAAAACTTTCCAAGAATGTTATCATTATAAAATTCATCTGGTTTTTCTAAAACTTGATACATCATTTGGTATTTTACTTCGTAATAAGTTAATAACTTTTTTGTGGGGGCACAAATTATAATGTGACGTTCGAAATTTTCTAGAGGTTCTTCTTTCATAACCTCTTTTAAATGTTTGTTTGAACCCCAATATGTTTTCCAATCTGATTCTTTTACAGCTAATTTATATGATGGTCTTCTACCTACTACACCTTCGTATTCTTTTAACTCTTTTTTAGTTAGTTTTACTTTACGAGTATGTTGTAATATTTTTTTACCAATGTAAGCTTTACCGGTTGGGATGTGAACTATCCTATAAACAAAACCAAATGTTTCATTTGGAAAGTCAGAGATTCCCTCAATTTCTTTATTTTGATAAATCCAATTCATGATTATTTTTTAAGTATCGAAATTGATTACTATAGTAGTATCTGTGTATTGAGAAATTGGGATTGGGTTAGATAATTTTCCTACTACTAGTAATTCATTATTTTCATTGTACAACCCTACAGTTGAAATGTATGGTGTAAAAAATGATCCTGTTACGTAATCGTAATACACATCATCTAAACTTCCTGATAATAAGGTTTTATTTTGTGAATATTGGAATTCGTTTTCGTTAATAGTACATTTGTACTGATGTTCATATATTCTAATAGATGAAGAAAATCTAATGTCTAAATTATCTAGATTTGTCAAACTTGTAGCCATTTCTGATCCTATAGTAGCTAATGATCCTGTTGTAAATACTGCTATACCATGAGAATAAAATACTTGACCTACAATATCATCTACATCATATCCAGATCCAGTTCCACTATATTCTGAAGCTCCATAAACTCCTACTCCATAATTAGCTATAATAGACCCTGATAGTGAATTAATTATTAAATTTCCTTCTCCATCATCTACAATATTAAACCCATTCCCCAAAGAAGAAGTGTATGTTACTTCAAATGTAAAAGGAACAATATTTTCTCCAAATAATTTTGCAGGAATAGAAATTACTGATAGACCATCACCTGACCCTGTTGGAAAAAATCTGGATTGGGTTAAGGTTGATTGGAGGTAATTATCAAATCGGGGGGCATTAATAGGACCAACAAATCTATCATCTTCTCTAGTTACACCAGGAACTATACTTTGTGTAACTCCTAAATCACCTTTACTTGAGGTTAGATAGTTAGTATAGTATAATTGTTTTATACTGTTATAAACACCCGTAGTATTTTGTGTGTAAACAAATCCTGTTGGGGTGGATGATTGTGATACAAATAAACTTGAAGTTGGATTTACACCATAGTATACTTCAATTCCAACATCAGATGCAGTCATTTCTACCCCAATAAAGACAAACCCTTTTTGGGCGTCAAATGGAGTTATAGTAACATCCTTCGTTGTAAATTGTTTGAATGCACTCATTCATTTTAGAAATCTAGTTTTACTCTAACAAGCAATTCTTTAGTAAAGTCTTTTTGTAGAGGGCGTGATAATTTAGCTACAGCTAATAATTCACTATTATCGTTATATAAACCTACAGTTGTAATATATGTTTTAGGATCATCAATAAACGAGTTGAATAATACTTCACCAGTTGAACCTGAAATGAATGATGGGTTTTCTGAATAGTTAAATTCACTATTTCTTGCTCTTACAAAAACAAAATCAGATGATAATGTTTCTTTTGAATTTAAAGTAAACCCAAAACCACCAGTTCCTGCTTGATTTAAGGCATCTACAATTTTAGATTGATTAAATGAAGCAGAATCAAATGAACGTGTAGTATTTAAAGCAATACCTCCATCAGCCCCTGCACCATCTAATGCTTCACCATTTAATAATAGTAAACCTATATCAGGTAAGAACCAACCATATGATCCTGAATTTACAGACCAACCTGTACCTCCTGAACCTGTAACACCTGTATAAACAGTACCAGCTGAACCTGAAACAATATTGTATCTTCTTCCAGCATCAGTAAATACTGCAGCATTACCCAAAGCACTATCATCTGTTAATTTAAGTAAACCTCCTGAACCTGATAAAGAAAGTGTCATGGTTCCTGGGAGGAGTGATTCTTTAAATCTAGTTCTTTCTACGTTAATTACGTAGAAGTAAGATGATGTTTGGTTTCCAAAAATAAAACTTGCGTTTTCATCACCTAATACCAAAGTACGATATTGGCCATAGTTAGTTCTTGTAGGAGAAGAACCAGTTACAAGGGCATTATAAAAGGTACTACCACTACCACTAACATCACAATATGCTATATCAAATTGTACAGCTGCTGTGGCATCTGTAGAAGAAGTTTGATACACAGAATAGTAAAATTCTCCATTACTACCTGCAATTTGTACGGAAGAAGTGTAGAATGAAGTTAATGTTGGAGTGTTATTACTCCATGCTGTAGCAGTTACCGCATCATTACTTATTACTAAATCTTCTGGATCGAATCTTTTAAATCCCATGTTTATATCTTTTTATTATGTAGTCGTTTTATTAACAATAACAGGTACTTGAATTCTTGCTCCACTATCTCTACCAATTACGTTTAATGTAGCATAAAGGGCAGTTTGTGAACCAAATAATGTATTAACACCAGTTGCTCTAAGTGATAATGTAGTTCCAATTACTGTTCTTGATACATTAGTACCATTAGTTGTTGTAGAATTAGTAGCAACATCATTTAAAGCTACAACAGCATCTGTATCAATTCCAGTTGCTGTAAATGAACTCATTAATCTAACATCCGAAATAGTAAATACATAACCTGAGGGTTCTGATGCTCTGTTGTTATCTAAGTAGTTTAGAGTTTGAGGAGTAATCTGTGTAGCAGCAGTTTGTTTTAGTACTACACTTTCTAAACCAAGTGAAATAATTGGCATTTTAGCTGTGCCACGTGGTAAAGTAGCCAATTTGTATTTCATGATTTGTGTTTCATCAGGAAATGCTTCTAATAGAGGCATGTTTTCGATTGCCTCACCATAATATGAAGAACCTGATGGGTGAGAAGTATTATATAAAGTATAATC